CGGGCGAGTGGATAAGAAAGCCTACCGATTACAGCCCGCGAGAAACAGCCGAACAAATTGTTCGCAACATCTTGGAAGAAAACCCAGATGACATTCTGGACTCTGCTGCTTCTCCTGCTGGCGGCAAACACTTACGTCATCGTGCTATTGACATTCCTATTGATGAGGTTGCCCCTTTTATTATTAAAAACGAATCTGTTCTTTATACTTATGCTGAACGTATGGGGCGTAAGATTGAATGGACTCGCAACTTTGGCGACAAAACAATCAATGACATAATGTTGCAGATTGAGTCTGACATGAAGGCAAAGGGCATAAAAGAAACAAAGATTGCCAAGGTAAAGGCTGCGTTTATGGGTGACTATCAGCGCGTTATGGGGCGTTTGATAGAAAACCCCGACAGTCTTACAAACCAAGCTGCTCGTGCAATCAAGGAAACTGCTGGTATTACTTATCTTCATAGTGCTGGTTTATCTGCTGTTGTTGATACAGCTATGCTTGTTTTTGAAAGAGGCTTGGGCAAAACTATTGCGCCTTTGATTGATAAAGATTTTCGACCACTGTTTGTAAAAGCCGCCGGAGACATTGATACTGTTGTCGATCAAACTGGCCTTGCTCGTGGCATGGTGCAAGATCGTTATATTGGTGACTCTATCCGTGGAATCCAACCTAATGCTGTTGAAAGGGTGTTTAACCCAATCACAAATGCTTTTTACAACATCCCCCTTCTTGGCAATAACTTAGGCATGGTCACACGATACTCAAAGATTGTGGATGGCGTATTTAGACAATCTGAACTTATTCGCATGTCTATTGACGTTTCCAAAAATAAAGCAAAAGCCTCTGACATAGAATATCTTGCAAGATATGGTATCAATGAGGACGATGCGCGCGCCATTGCAAGTATGGGAGATGTTTGGGAAGCTGATCCAAGCGGAAAGTTTTATTATGCAAATCGTTCCAAATGGCTGACAGATACTGAGGCGCAAAGAAATCTTGCGTTGCGATGGGACACGGCTATGAATAGCGGTGTTGCAAATACAATTATGCACGCTACATCCTTTGATAAACCGCTTATAGTTGATGGGGCTACCTATGTTAGGTGGTATCCGTGGATGAAGTCTTTGACGATGGGCAAGCTAGACTTTGACCCTCGTGTATCTACGCAAAATGTAAAGATGGCAAAGATTGAAACTGGTGTGTTGGGTATGCCGTTTCAATTTATGAACTTTACTTTGGCTGCTACCAACAGGATTACAGGGCAAATGTTTGATCCCGCAAGGCAGCACAGATTGCAGGGTGCAGTAGCACTGCTTGGTTTATCTTATATTTCTTTGAGTTTGAAGAAGCCAGATTGGTGGTTTGAAAGCAAAACTGCTGGTGAACTCGCGGCTAGGATTGCAGACCACTCAGGTTTGTTTGGTGCTTACGGTGATTTATTTTACCTTGCTAATCATGCAGCTATTGAGCATGGCTTAAATGATGAAAGCTATGACTTTTTAAAGGGTCGCTATCGCGTAAAGGAAGGCGATTCTTTGTGGGACGCGGCGGGTGCTGGGCCGGGGATGGTGAGAGAGTGGTATATGGCAACCAATGATATGCTAGATGGCTACACAAAAGATGGTAGATCTAAATTTTACTACAACACCCCTTCTTTGCCTTTGTTAAAGCTTGTTGGCCTCAATGAGGATATGAGAGATTTTTGGACTAAATAAATTCTTTATGATAGGATTCCCCCATGACAATTTTAATTAGCGATAACAGCCCTCGTATCTCCTATACTGCTACGGCAGGGCAGACTGCATTTACAGTCCCATTCGAGTTTTTTGATGCCTCAGACTTGAATGTGTATATCAATGATACCCCTCAAACGTTGACAACGCATTACAGTGTAACTGGTGGTAGCGGCTCGACTGGCAGCATTACACTGGTAACTGGTGCTACTCTCAATGATGTTGTCGTTATTACTCGTGACGTTACCCTTGAACGTGTAACTGACTTCCCCACCTCCGGCCCATTCCAAGTCGCGTCACTGAACACCGAACTGGATAAAGTCGTTGCTATGATTGCAGACATGAAAGACTTGGCTGATCGTGGCCTTCGTCTTTCTGACTCTGATACATCCGCTACTCTCGTCCTTGCCAATAAGGACGCTAGGAAGGGGACGGTTCTTGCGTTTAATGCAATCACTGGTGCTGTTGAGGTCGGCCCGACCATTGCCGACACAAACACTGTGGCTCAGATTAAGGCTGATATTTCTACTGTTGCTGGCATCTCCGCCAATGTAACCACTGTTGCTGGCATTTCTAGCGATGTAACAACTGTGGCAACCAACGATGCAAATGTAACGACTGTTGCTGGTCAAACGACCAACATGCAAAACGTTACAGACAACCTGACTGCTATTCAAAACGCAGCCACCAACGCCACGACTGCCACAACTAAGGCTGGTGAAGCTGCTGCATCTGCCACTGCTGCGGCTACCTCAGAAACCAATGCGGCTACCTCTGAGACTAACGCTGCAACCTCGGCTACCAATGCCTCAAACTCAGCCAGCGCGGCCTCCACGAGTGCCTCTGCGTCTGCTACGAGTGCTACTGCATCGGCTAATAGTGCTACTGCTGCTGCAACCAGCGAGACCAATGCAGCTTCCAGCGCATCGTCTGCAAGCACACTGGCTAACAACGCTGCTACCAGTGCAAGCAACGCATCTAACAGCGTAACTGCGGCGGCTGCGTCTGAAAGTAATGCTTCCTCATCTGCAACTGCGGCAGCTACCAGTGCAACAAACGCTGCTACTTCGGCTACTGCTGCCTCTGGCTCTGCTACGGCGGCTGCTAATAGTGCTGCCGCTGCGGCTGCTGCCTTCGATAATTTCGATGATACTTATTTAGGAAGTTTTACAGCCGACCCGACAGTCGATAATGACGGTGACGCTTTGGTGGAAGGCGCATTATACTTCAATACTTCTGCAAATGAGATGCGCGTATATGATGGTGCTAACTGGATTGCTGCCTCATCTGCTGGCACAGCATCTATCTTGGAATACAACTATACGGCAACAGCCGGGCAGACTACTTTCTCTGGCACAGACGATAACTCAGCCACACTGTCTTACACGGCGGCTAACCTGATTGTTACCTTGAATGGTATCGTGCTGGAGAACGGCACTGACTATACGGCTACCTCCGGCACTAGCATTGTGTTGACTGTAGGTGCTGCTGCGGGTGACGAGTTGAATGTCATTGCGTTCAAATCCTTTACTGTGTCTGACACGGTTGCTGCCAGCACGGGCGGCACGTTTAGTGGTAATGTCGCAGTCAATGGCACACTGGATGTAAACGGCAACGAGTTAATCCTAGACGCTGATGGCGATACCAGCATCACTGCCGATACCGATGACCAGATTAATTTTAAGACTGGTGGCGGTGACCGCATGACCATTGACAGTTCTGGCAATACTGGTCTCGGCGTTGTTCCACCCTCTACATATTGGGGGAGTGGCAATAATGTTGGGCTTTTCACGGGTCTTGGATATTTAGGGTCAAACGGTAATTATGCTGTTTCGCTTTATTCAAACGGTTACAGAAACAGTTCTAGTGGCTTTACTTATTTAGGCATTAACGGAAACACCTCCACGGCCTCTGGCATAGACCTAGAACCGGATGGTCTAATTAAATTCAGAAACGGCACTGCTAGTGGCACGTCGCTGCCAGAAAAAATGCGTCTTGAAACAGATGGCGACCTGCATGTCGATGGCAACGTAGTCGCATACTCAACCACCATCTCAGACATTCGCCTCAAGAAAGACATTGCACCTATCGAGAATGCAGTGACCAAAGTGCAGCAGCTTAATGGTTGCACCTTTACTTACCTCAAGGATGGCCGCCAGTCGGCCGGATTGCTGGCTCAAGATTTAGAGAAGGTTCTCCCCTCTTGTGTCATTGAGAATGAGGCTGTATTCCACGGCGAAGAAGGCGAGACATATAAGACTGTGCAGTATGACCAAGTTATTGGTTTGCTTGTCGAAGCTGTTAAGGAATTAAAGGCTGAGATTGAGGAGTTGAAGAATGGCACTGCAAAGTAGCGGACAGATTAGCCTGAACGATTTGCATGTTGAAGCTGGTGGCACAACAGGCACTGAAGCCAGCATGAACGACAGCGACATCCGTGGTCTGCTCAATGCGTCTGCAAATAGTCAGATGAAGTTCAATAGTTTTTATGGCGCGAGTGCTGGCATCGGTCAGATTGCTGCGGGTAATTCAAGCTATACTCCCGGCTCGCAGTATCTTTCTGCTTATCATGGGTTATATTCCACAGACATAGGTGGCATTACTAATATCGTAACTCCATATATAACGAATCATCCGAATTTTAGTCTCTCTAGTCGCAGCACTCGTTTTATTCAAACGTCTTATGGATCTGGAGTTCTAAATCTTGTCTTAATCGACAAAGGGCAAGTGCCAGTTTCGGCTGGTTACAATGGTCATCCCGCAAACGGAGGTTGGACAAGCGTGACACTTAGCGGAAACAGCCAAACACGCACCCTAAACCG